CTGTTCCATCATGGACCCAATATAGGAGCAACTCCCGTGAAAAAGCGCATAAGGTCTTATGAACGATTTGCTGCTGCTGGCACAAGATACGGAATCGTATCTGGTCAGTATGTAGCTATTGAGTCCGCTAAGCCTTATCAAATTGAGTACAAATACTGTGAGGATTACGTCGAGAAGGTTAGAAGTCCGTTAACCGGAAGGTTACCGCCCTCTAATTTCTTTCTTCGTAAGACTTCCTTGCAGCCTATTATGCTCAATTACGACCACCGCTGGAATGGCAAACCCCAAAATGGAATGTTGGGGTGGCCAGCCAATGGTGTGCCGGGCGCTGTTTACAACCAAGTACCTGCAGGAGGCTGGGTAGCGTTGGAAGGTAGTTCTGCTGAGTTAACTGCAAAGTTACTAGCAGACACGAATCCATTTCGCTACGAAGTCTCGGTTCCGGTTATGATAGCGGAACTCATTGAGGCCTCATCTCTTTTGAAGATAGGTATGAATAACCTGTTCTCCGCATTTGGCTCAGCCCACCTAAATTGGCAATTTGGGTGGCGTACCATGATGGGAGATATCAGGACCCTAGCTTCTATTTTATCGTCTGTTGAGTCACGTATTCGTGAATTCAACTCGATAATTGAGTATGGTGGCCTTCGACGTAGGAAACATCTTGCTTCTGGCGGATCCAGTGGATCCACCAGTGACATCACTGTAAATAGCAACTATGGCTATGGCAGTTTTGTTGCCAAACAGCAAACGTCTTTCCGTACCAAAGTCTGGGGTACGGTCAGATGGGTTCCTAACCGCCTTGAACCTATAGACGTTGAACAGCTATCAAGTTTTGTTACCAACTTGAAAATAGTTCTCGATCTACAGGTACCCGATCCTTCTACGGTTTGGGAAGCGATTCCCTTTTCGTGGCTTGTAGACTATTTCCTTAACATAGGAGACGTGCTACAGGCAGTCGAAGGTTCGGACAAGGTGCTACCATCAGAAATATGTCTGATGCGTCGTCGACAGGTAAAGATATCAGCCGATCTTAAGAATGGGCCACCTTCATCAGGTGCCCACACTAAGACGTCTTCCGGATCATCCGGAATGGTTATCCACGACCTCCTTAATAGAGAAGTCGTAGAGAACCCTGGTATCGAGGAGTTGCTGAGTTTTGGTTTTATGACCAAATCTCAAGCCCAGAATCTACTTGCTCTTCTGATGTCTCTCGCGAGATTTCGGTAAACCACACATAAGAAGGTGGTAGAGCTAAGTAACTCTTTGTGTGTGAAAGGAAACGACAAATGCCGCTTACCTCCCCGATGGCTATCACGATCGGTGCCCAGGCTTATTCTTTGACAAAGAAGAACCAGGACAACTACGGAAGCGTGTGGATGGATAACACCACCGTTCCGGGAACCGAAGTGAAGATGTCGATCAAGCATGCCTATGAAGGCAAGCCGAAGTCGACAGCTTCCGGTTCCGGTTACGTTCAGACCCAGATGGAACGTCATATCGTTGACCTCACGGTCACCGTTACTGACGCCAATGGTTTCATGAAAGTAACTCAGTGCTACACCCACATTCGTAACCTTCGCGGTTCGACTGTTGGTGCGGTTGGCGATGTCGCACAGGCCTTGATGACCTATGTGAACGCCAATGCAGACGCACTGGTCGCGTGGGACAACTGACAATTGTCAGTTTAACCCAACACCAAGTTTGCCATTGAGGACTAGCGCTAGGAACATGATAAACCTATAGAAAGGTATAACCATGGATAATAGCCTAGTTCACGCATTTGAGGGCTACGTGACCGCTGTGTTTAACGACATACGGCCAACGTATTCGAGTCATCATGATTGGGAACGGGATAAGAACCGCTCTCTTCATGAACTGGTTAACCGAGGTCAGAGATTTCTCACCATCGATTTGCCAGCCCTGAGGAAGCACTTTGAAAAGTGCCTCGAAGATGGCTTGTACACTCCTTCTCACTTATTCCTCTCTTCGAGGGTGAGCAGAAGGGTTCAGGTCCCCGCATTCTTGCGGAATCTGTACCTACAAGTCTTCGATTTTCAGGGAAAGCTTAGGCCAGAGCCTAATGTCTGCGCTATAGCTGACATCCGTCAGTTATATGAGGGAGTGGGAAAACTTTTCACTCTCTGCAAACAGGAGCTCATAGATGAAGAAGTTAAAAACTTTCTTCAGAACGAAGCAGAACTCAGAGATCCCACACTCAAGTGGGCAGAAGACGACCTTTTCGATTACTCGGAAAATCGCATTCTACCTCCTGGTATTAGCTTCCTCGATGGTTTTACCAGCGATGATAGCATTCCAGGCGGCTCTCTGTTCCCTATTGACCCTATCACAGGGCCAACCAGAGGAGATATCGTCTCACTCGAGAGAGTGTGTGATATCCTCGCTTCGTCACTTGGAGACTTTCATCTCGAAAGAGATGGATATGAAGACTCCGAAGTGAGGCCAAAGCATGGAACTGGTCGAGTTAGTAACCAAAGGAAGGATGAGTCGAAATTCGACTTTACTTTCTGGCCGGCAAAACTAGACCGTGTCTTTGCCTATGATTGGTATGCTGTCACCGACCATGGTCAGTGGCGCATCCATAGTAACCCAGATGCCAGTTTGTTCATTAATCATGAACATCCTAGCAAGCTGATTGCTGTTCCCAAGACTCAAAACGGTCCACGTCTCATTGGAAGTGAACCGAATTATCATCTTTGGATCCAGCAACTTGTCCGTGGACAAATCGAAAGCAAAGTTAAGACCACTCTTTTTAGACATTGTATCTCCTTTGGAGATCAGTCTAAGAATCGTGACCTAGCTCTGACCTCGTCTATTGATGGCACTCTAGCCACCGTAGACTTAAAGTCTGCTTCCGATCGGCTATCGTGTTGGACTATTGAGCGTGCTTTCAGACGGAACTATACGTTCTTAGAAAGGATTCACGCCAGTAGAACCCGCTCGATGGTGGGTACCTTGTATAGTAAGCCTTTTCGGATTTTACTCCGCAAATGCTTTACCCAAGGTAGTGCATGCACTTTTCCTGTGCAGACACTTACTTACTCTATGGTTGCTATTGCTGCTGTCATCATTTCTGATGGCGTGGCTGTCAACTCTAGCAGTATCAACTCTGCCGCGAAAGAAGTTCGCGTCTTTGGCGACGATATAATCGTTCCAAACAGAGCACTCGAAAAACTAGTAGAACTATTAACCTTCTTACAATTGAAGGTCAACCTAACCAAAACCTTCTCGAAAGGGAAGTTTAGGGAAAGTTGCGGCATGGATGCCTATGATGGAGTTGATGTAACTCCAGCTAGGCTCCGAGCCTTTTCTACTAGACCCTCACACGAGACAGCTATCAGTATGCTTGAAGGAGCTAACAACTTCTTCAAACGTGGTATGTGGAACGTATCCGAATGGATTGCGTCACATCTCCGGAAGTATACCTTCCCTGTTGTCGCGGTAACTCATAATAACATAAATGAGTATCGCAACAAAGCTGTCCGTGACTCTGGTGGCTATAGCAGCTTCTGCGGTAGTGATGATTCCTTCCTTAGGAAAAGGTGGAACCCGCACTATCAGCGTTACGAAGTGATGCACCACTTTCTTACTAGTAATAGCAAGAAGGTGGCCACACAGAGTGACTACGATCTTACCGAGTTTCTATTCGGTAAGAGTCCCAATCACAACCGTCTCCGTGATCTTTTAGATCCGGCAGAAGGAGGGATCGGAGTCGTAGTAAAGAAATCCTCAGTGATGAGGAGGGGATGGAAGCCAGCTTCAAGCCAAAGAAGTTGACCTCCGCGGGCGTAGCCCGTTTCTAGGGAGGCAGTGCCCC